TCAGTACAGCCATCTAAGTGGGAAGGCCTTTTCTTAGCTAACGGCTACCCATCATTCTTCCCTAAAGCCTCTGGCGGTAACTCTTTTGATGTTGTTTCAATTATTGGAAACGGCGTACGCCCACGTTCATTAATGACAGTAACAACCGCTCTTCCTCATGGTCTAGTCCCAGGTCAGATTGTTTCTGTACAAGAAACTCTTAACTACCTTGCAGAAGGAACTGCTCTAGTAACCTCTGCACCAACAACAACTACTTTTACTTATACAGCTCGTGGAGCAGTATCTGGCGACGTAGCCTCTGGAACGCTTACAACAGTATATGGTGGAGATATCTTTGATGGTGCTCACATCCCTGGCGGTAACTTCCCAATCGGTGGAACTAATACACTTAACCGTTGGAGAGCAACTGTAGATGGCGGAGCACCAATCTCAACTGTAACAGCTATCTTTGACCAACCACACGGCATCTATCCAGGAAACCTTATTGTAGTTTCTGGTACTAACAGCTTTGATGGTAACTGGCAGGTAACTAAGGTTCCTACTCAGACAACTCTTGAATTTGCGTTAGACCGTCAACAGTCTGCTGTATCGGTTCCTACAACAGCGCTTATCTTTGCAAAGGGTGACGGATACATTATCCAGCGTCCTTATGATGGCGGTGTTTCACTATCAACTGCTACTAACTCAATGGGCTCTACTACCATTCGTCAGACCCGTCGCTACTTCCGTTACCAGTCAGGTAAGGGAATGCAGTTCTCAACAGGTGCTCAGCTAACTCCTGTGTACGATGTAGAGCA